AAACCCAATATTGTCAATCACATACTTATCACCTTCTTTTGACAAGGTATGTTGCAACACCTTTTTATCTAGCTTTGCAATTACCTCATGGGAAATAATCACTCGGAATGGCTCACCTTCGTCACCCCCCTTATTGCTTTGCTGATACACACCCAATAAATGTCCGTCAGTCGCAACAGCACGGATTAGTTTGTTGTCAACCTCCAGCAACACTCCATTCAAGTAATAACGAATATCTTTCTTAGCAGAAAGAATAGACATAGCACTCAGAACACCACCATCAAAATATATATTTCTCATTTCTACACTCCTAAAAGGGGTCAACCAATTTGACCCATATTTGTATAATACACCTCTATTCTAAATTGTCAAGTATCCACCATAAAACAATAAAACCCAGCAAGACTAAAAATATCATATTGTCCCCACAGTCGATCCAGCATACTTTGTGGCAAATATCTCACGCTTTGCACCATGAATTAAATCATATGCACCTTCTTCCCAATTAGTGGATTCATACATGCCAACCCATTCATCATAAATCTCTTCCCCGTCCCTATGTGCCTGAACATGAACAGACACATAATTCCAATTGTCACAGATATAACCTTCAAAATATTCTATCTCACGCTTTACTTCACTAAGGGCTTTACGCTGTAAATCTGCTTTGCCTGTTTTGCCATTTTCATAATCCTTACGGGCTCTCTTCAATGCTTCTGCAAAATTGTAGTAATAGTTTTCACGCCCATAACTGCGTACCTGAACATTTCCATTTCCAGCATACTCTGCGTATCGTTGCATGGGCTTGATTGTGCCAAACCCTTCGCACCAATCCCACGGGGCTTCGGAACAATGGTCAGGAACAACTTCCAAAGTAATGGAACAGTTTCTTGGCAGGTCACGATAAATAATTTCAACGGGCTTACCATAGTAGTGATAGCTGGTATCCAAACACAAGTCAGCATACTTCTTCTGCACACGCAACAACGCCAAAGCACCCTTCGCTGATATGTCAGGTGAGGCTTTCCGGATTTTCATATAAGCATCAAACATTCTCATTTCTCCTTATTCAAAGTCTTTAGATACAAACACATTGTTTTTACGCAACAGGGCAATAGCATGTTCATTCAGGCCCATCACCCCGTCGTACTCTACTAACGACCTACTACCAACTTTATCAAACTCAAACCACAACCCAATGCACTCAAACCTATCAAGGCTTGGTATATCCCATTCAATAAAACCTGTGTCATCTTTGTTGTAATAAAGTTCTAAGGTAGACTCGTGCTCCCCTAAATCTCTAACACCCCATGACCCTTCTAAAATTAAAGGTGAAGTAACAGACAGCGTATCAATTAGTTCAGACATTTTTGTACTCCTCTTCTTCTTCGTCATAAATGAAATAAGGCACGTCCATGTAATCACCTTCAAAAGGTACTGCCGTCACAAAATAATTAATACGATTGACAAGGTGATACCCACTACTGATATACAGATTGCCATCGTCACCATCAACCAACGTCCAAATGCACTTTGGGTCTTGTGAGCGAACAAAATCCAAATCCTTCCCGTAGGTTTCAAACTTATCTGTGACTGTGTTCATGTCAATGTGGTTATCCATTGGCTGATACTTCAAGCACCATTCGTTAAATTGATCTTCCCAATGCACTTTAGTTCTCCTTTCTAATATTAATTGCTTGCAACACTACTTCTTTACCCCAATCCGCCATTTCGGTATCAGGATTTATAGGACACGCAACAACAGAGAAAATACCTGTTTCGTGGTAGTCACAGATATTTATTTCATAATCTTCAAACTTATAAAACCAATCCTTCGTTTCAACAATCTCCTGCTTGTATTTCGAAAGCAAAAACGGAATACGCTCCCGTACAGGCAACGTTTCTAGGTAATCAATGTCAACAACTTGCATACTATTTCTCCTTTCTAAAATGCTCAATTCTGTAGAGCATGGAATAAGTATAATACAAACTAAAACTATGTCAACAACTTTTTTCTAATTTCTGACCAATCAACAGAGGACGCTAGGTATCGTAGTAAAAACGGAGCATCTATACCCCGTTCAAAAACTTCGATTGCTCTCCTTCCCTCATATAGTGACAGATAATTTAAAGGTCCACCTAACAGTTTGTGTTGCACCAAAATGAATACAGGCGCCCCCATTTTGGAGTGCTTGATTAAGAAAGAAATTTGGTGCGGGCTGAGATTTACTTTCTTTCCCTTTTGCACCACCTTGAGTTCCATCATCACAAATAACCCTTCAGGGTCTAAGGCTATTAACATATCAGGGATACCTAACCCTGTTCTAGATTCAAGCCTTGTTATGTGACTCTTTGGCAGGTTCTGCTGTACTTTCTTCCCCAGCAGACTCTCCGGTTTCGTCGTCATCTTCTATTTCCATTTCAAAAGGGGGTTCTTGTTCGTTCACAACAGACATTTCTACAGTCTTAGAATCAACATCCAAAATAGGCTGAGGCGTTCCACCATAAATCTTTCTAAGTTCATTCAGTTTGCGTTCTACCTCTTCTTTGCTCATAGAATCAATCGACCCGTGCCTAATCTCTTTACGATCCACATAAATCGTACCCAAGGCCTGACCCCTACGATACTCGGCCTGAACAGCAGCACCATATGCTCCTGCTTCCAAGGCCTTATCCCGAATCAACTGCAAATCCCGCATATGGCGATCAAAGTTAGTTCCATACTTGGAGTTCAGTTCTGCCCGATAGGATTGGATAGCAGATACCACATGGGGGCTCAAAGCAGGGTTAGTAAGTTTCCACGCCATCGCTGAGGCGCTCTTCTCGTTATATCCAGCACGAATCGCTGCTTCTTTCATGGTGACGTGCCCGTCGCCCGACACGAGTTCCTGGACAAACTTCCATTCCTTACCTTTTACAGTTTTGCGTTGCTTACGCAAAGGGGCTACTTCAGTCGCTAATCTCTTAGCTGTCTTGTTTACCCGAATCGGTGCAACATTCCAAACGTCTTTCTTTCCCACCTGCTTCTCCAAAAAATGGTTCCTATAGTCTTTTTTTTGATAGGAGTGAGTTTTTTAAATTCAAAATTTCAGCCTCACGGTCCCCCCAGAGAAATTACGTTACTGTATTTTGGTGTAATGGTAACGTAAGCCTCCAAACCCTTACTGGTATTGACTTATTACGGCATTACGTCTATTACGTCTATTTTCACAAAAAAAATATTTTTTTTCATCATGCCCGTAAAAAAGTCTATATACCCCCGTTTTTTGCCTATTTTTTAAGCAACTCATGTATATCCATACAGTAGTTGCCTATTTTTTAAGCAAATCGCTCAGTGAGCCGTGGTCCGTGATCCACTCCCCTCCAACCTCTCAAAACCCTCCTCCAAGTACTCAATCACATCCTCTTTACAGACCACCGGACCAACAAACAAACTCTTAATCTTTGGCACGTGGTCCATGAAAGGCGCTCCATAATACTCGTAACTCACCCCTCGGTCATCCGTCAAAACAATCACCTGAATGCTAGGAATACTCTCATCAGGCATTTTTTCAACTTTAAAGTCCTTTTCCATCATTTTTAACCTCGACTTCGGCTTCTGTTTCAATCCATACATGCGCACCACACGATAAAGGCTTGTCAGGGGCATAAACCACACGACTAGGGCCATGAATCACGACATCATGGGCATAGGTATTACTCTTATACGTTTTTACCGTTAAAACGGGTTCTGTGACCCCGTTCTTCCGATTGGACTTAATCACATGCTGGTTAACGTGAATAATTGTTTTCAAGAGCTTGCTCTCGGACCAAACAAATCAGGCCTGTTCTGTTTCTTATCCAAACCCTCTCTTTTTTCAATTTCCGAGAGCTTTTTAGCGATTTTCTCAGCAAACATGTCAAATAACTGCTCATTTTTGCCAATATTAGGGGTTTCAGGGCGCTCCCGCTTGGAAGGGCTTACCTTCCTTCGTAAACGCTGGGCGTGGGCAATGAGAAGCGCTTGGCGCTGCTCTAAGGTGGTCAGTTTATCCCGTAGGTCATGCCCTGCCATGAGGCGGTCTCCCCGCTCTATGGAAAAGTCTATGAGGTCCTTTATCTTCTTTTCTGCCCACTCATTTGGGGCAGGGGGTTCCGGGTGCTGGGTGGTCATGTTGCAATTCCTTTATGTAATGGTCTAATTTTATCGCTTCGTACTGTAACTCACTATAGTCACTAACCTGCTTGGCAAGCAGGGAGAGCTTTTTGGCTTGAATCAACAGCTTGCAGGTGGAGCATTTAAAGTCGTCCATGGTTTTGAGCGATATATAGTCGTGTAATGTTGTATTCATCTTAGCCTATCCTATTCATGGGTTCAATCATTTCGGTTGGCCTGTGCCTTGTTTAACTCAATGCTTGACTCCAGCCCTTTTTCTAGCTGGGCAATGTAGTCTGCTTGGTGGCGTAGCATTTTTGCACCTTCTATGACAGGAATGCCCCCTTTCATGTTCAAGGCAAGCAGGTCCTCTCCCCACATTTCAACTTGGTCTGCTAATTCGTATGCGGTCATTTCTCTTGTGCCTTTCTTAGTATTGCTCTAGCAAATTCAATCCAGCCCTCATTAGAATCAATATGGTTTACAACTGCATTACCTACTGCAATTATTTCCTCATCTGTTAGTTCTTTTACTGGATGGGTATAGAGTGGAATAAAGTCAGGACAATAATTCTTCTGAACATAAAACTCTTTTCCATTTGACATCCACGCTACTGGTTCATTGTTCATTTAATCCCGTGCCTCTCTTCTATTGCTCTAGCAAACTTAATTTGCCAATCCCACTCAGAATTACCATGCTCTAGGTAGAGCTTGTTTATCTCTTCCTCACTTAAAGGTCCTCTGCCTAGGGCTCGTTTTCTTGCAAATACATCGGCATCTTCCAAAGAACAAACCTTGTACTCGTCAGAAGGTTTCATTCCCATGGCAAGGGCTCGTCGTCGGGTTCGCCTACCATACTGATATCGACAAGGTCGTCGTTCTCAAAACGCAGGATGATGTTGCTCTGGCTCTCGTTGGTATGTAACTCAGGCTCTCCTGTGAAGGGGTTTAAATCAATCTGAGCATAAATCTCCGTGATCCGTGGTCGGCGAGCCTCGCCTGGTTTTACTCGGTACTCAATATTATCAAACCAACCGGGCTCAGGAGTCGTAACCCACTTTTGGTGCTCCGGGTTAAACGCTTCAATCTCATAGCCATCGGCCCACGCTTTAATCATTTCACTGTGTTTTTTTTGCATATTAGTTCCATTCATCATCAAGTTCTTTAAATTTACCCACAAAATCATTATTCCGAAGAATCGGGCGCATGATCCCAGAGTGGGCTCTGTCTAGATACTGCTGTACTTCATCAAGGGTTTCCCCTCCAACCGTGGCACGGGTATGGCCCACGGGTACGCCTTCGTCGTCATAAAACACTTCTCGTAGCTCCATGTAGGGCTCTTCTGTAGCCGTGGTCAACAGCACCAGACGAAGATTCCATGTCATACACTATCCTTTCCCTGTTTACGCAAAGCCCGCACCAAACGACGGGCTTCCTTGACAGACGAAAATTCAAGGGGAATATCTACTTGGGCGGCCTTGGAGATCAACAACACACAATGCCCAAAGGCAAGAGCCGTGATTAGTAGCTCGTCTTTACTGAGCTTGTTTTTAAGCTTGATAAGGTCCTCGGCAGTAATCTCTTTGTTATTGATTGATTTGCGGTCAATCGTTGCCTTCATTTTTGTTGCCATGGGTCATCTCCAAACGTGTCTTTTAAAAATTTGCTGGTGGTCCAAAACAAAATAACCACAACGCCGCTCACAATAACAAATGCACCCAGATACCAAATAAAAGTTTCCATATTATTTCCCTTCAAATAGTTTTTTAACTACACGATCAGCTTCTGCGTTAGCAGCCTCTATTTTTTTGTGCTTACTCCAACCAAGCCACAAGTTCAATGCAATTATTGCCACATACAATCCCCACCATTCGGCAGGGGCACTACCTTCCCACAACAAATAGGCTACGAGTAACTCAATCATTGACGACCTCCAAAAAAGTAGGACTGCGATAAAAAAGGTGTGACAGGGGCTAACAGGGCGGATGGTCCCGCCATGGGACCAACTAACACATAAGGGCTCTCAGGCACAAAGCCATAACTAGGTGCTGTGCCGGGAGCCGTGGTCGGAAAGCGTGGTTGTAGCACGTTGGCTACACCATACCCGGCAGCCGGTGCGTTATTGCCACCGGGCATCACCGCAATCTGCGGGACTTGCTGGGCGTGTATATACATTGTATATACGCTACTAACGACACAAAAAATAAGCTTCTTCATTCTTCACCTCGTAGCATTTCGTTCTTGGCGACTTCTAGTGCGCCTACTGTGCCAAAGACGCTGTTTACGTAATGGAAGTCCCGATAAAAATAATTACTGCCAACAACCCCGTCTACCTTGTCAGGGTGTTCTTCAAAGAACAAGACAAAGCAGGAAAGGTTGGGGCGGTCATCGGTCTCTGGACTTAGAACCCAATTACGAGCTTCTTCTAGCACATCCGCTACCTTGTCACGGGAGTCGGGGGCGGGGGTCAACGGCACAATCTTCATTTGCCACTCGCAAGTAAAACAACTAACAGCACAAAGAGGCTAAGAATGAGGGCAATCTTATTAGCCCAATACCTACGGTTAATAACCCGTGGGTCGCCAATTAGGTAGGACTGAAGCTCTAACATATCGCTGTCGTACTCTACATACTTTGGGGGCTCGTAGTGCTCGCCAATTTTTACTTTACCGGTGTTGTATGGTGTTTTCATAGGACGTTCTCAAAAGCGGCTTGTTGGATATACTCTAAAAGACTTGGGGCTTGGTTAACCATTTCCCAAACACTAGTACTTAGTTTGCCATCAGGCGCAGCAATCCGAACATCGTGGATGTCCACCTCACCTAAATAACCAATGTCGCTTTCAGGGCCTACAACTTCGCCATACACTTCTAGCTCGGTATCACCAACCGTAACGGTAGTGATGTAGTACCTAGCACTTTCTTGATCCCATGCGTTTTTGCTAAACATATTTCTTCCTTTCTAATTTCTATTCGATACACTACTCTTTGGTGGAATGTAAGTCAAGTAATGCAATTGCATTACTCTTTGGTGGAATGTAAATCAAGTAACTTTTGCCACCGCTTGGGTCCGAGTAATGCAATCGCATCAAAGCATATTGGAATTAAGGTACTCATCTTTTGAATTTCTTCATGCTGAATAAAGCCCTTGGAGATGTTGTCCAGAATTATCATGGCCTCGAGCCGTGATTGGTCAACCATGTCTAACCATGCTTCTGCATCTTCGTTGCTTAACTTAGCTTGCTGTTCTTCTGTCATCACATCACCTGTTCGTATGCTGTATCAATTAACCAAGTCATCTCCCCACCAATGGTGCGGTTGTCCACTCGGGCCATGTCACATAGCTTGTTGTAAGTATCCTTACGGATAGCCACAGCAACCCATGCGTTCTTTCGCTTAGACGGCGAAATTTGCTTCTTTACTTCTTTCTTACTTTCTTTCATTACTACCTCCCTGTATCGAATTATATTATACACAAGGTTAGTTACACCTATAAGGACTTACCCTTACGCCATTTATGGTTCAGATAATCTTCACGCAAAAAGCCAAAGATATGGCAGTCGTCGCCGTCCACAAACGCTTTACGCATAACGCCTTCGTGGGTAAAACCAAACTTAGGAGCAATGCGTAACGCAAGCGGGTTCGAGCCACGGGTAGGGCCCGTGAGCCGTGATAGCCCCAACGTGATAAACGCATAATCAAACGCCGCAGCAACAAAATCAGGCGCAAAGCCATGACCACCAGGGCGCCCAGCGTAATGAATACAAGCGCTGTATTCGTTAAGGTCAGAGAAAACAAACACCGCACAAAAGTTATTGTCCTTGTCTACTCGAGAAAAGGTCAGGCAAGGCCCACAAGGTCCTTCTAGCCCCATGCGACTGCGAGCCCACAGGAGAGCTTCGTCTTTCCTGTCGTTGCCAATAATCACTTGGCTTCACCCCATGATGGGCCAATCTCCACATCCACTTTGCTGGGTACTTCAAGGCGCACAGCGTCGATCATAATTTGAGCAGCTTCTTCAGCTTGCTTTTTATCTGCAACACTTAACGCAATCTCGTCGTGTACTTGTAGCAAAACATGGTGTCCTGCGTTAGCAAGCGCTATCATGGCAGCCTTGGTCTGGTCGGCAGCAGAGCCTTGGATAAGGCGATTTAATCCCTTGTAGGTATAGGCACGCTTGATCCGTTGGCCGTATTCAATGACGGCCTGCTCTCTAGGCAAAGCTTTGTTGACGCCCCACTCTTGGGGTTCCCAAAGGTTAAAACGACACTTCCTGCCTAGTAGAGTTCGGATGGTGCCGTTAGCGGCAGGATGGTCAATTCGCTTCATTACAGCGTTAACTGTTCCCCGTAGGAAAGGCACGTTTAGGTGAAACTTCTTGATAAGGTCATCTGCCTCTTCAATCTCTAGTCCAAGACTGTTTGCCATCTTTGCCTTACCCATGCCATACATCAGTCCCAAACCAATCGTCTTGGCGGACTTACGATCAATCCCAGCCATGTCAGCAACCATTTGGTGGAAGTCCACCTTGGCATCATACCGATAGCCGTCAGCGGCCTTCTCTGCGCCTGGTAGGTCTAACAAGCACCCGTAGTGGGTCATGATCCGTGGTTCTTGTTGCGAGAAATCATTTGCTGCCCACAAGTGCCCTTCTTCAGGTAAGAAAAGGCTCCGAACGAGGGGTCCAATCACTTCGTGTCTGGCGGGGACTTGTTGAAGGTTGGGATTAGCCATAGATAACCGTCCGGTAACGGTTCCCCCATCGTCGGAGCGCAACTGGTTGACGTGCGGATGGATACGCCCGTCGATTGCTGAGTACTGCAAATAAGGTTCTAAGAAGGTTCCGTGGGTCTTGTTGACTTCACGGGCTTCCACAATCATCTTGGCAACAGGGTGGTCTACGTTGTCCAAGAAGTTCTTAGTAAAGCTTGGGGCGCCCTTCTCTGTCTTGAAGTAAGGGATGGATAGCACATCAAACGCCTTGGCAATTGAGTCAGCTGCCCATACTTCGACATCCTTGCCAACAATCCGCTTGAGCTCTTTGTTAATTTCCTTCTCACGCTTTTTAAATTGGTCCATGAGCTGTTCGCACTTAACTCTATCAAACCGAATACCTCTAAAGGTTAAATCAATCAGTACAGGTAATAGGTCTGTTTCAAGGTTAAAGACGGACTCAAGCTCTTCCTTACGAATAAGGGGCTTGAAGTGTTGCCAAAGCTTTAAGGTCAGGTTGGCGTCTTGCTCGGCATACGATCCCACATACATGGCAGGTAGTTTCCAGAGTTCCTTTTTGGGATGGACGTTAAAGTCTGCGGCGGCTTGACGCAAGCCTACTTCGGACTTGGTCTCCTGCAAGTAGTCAAAGCCAAGAGCGTTCAAGGAATACGAGAAACGATTCTCATCCAAGATAGGGGCAGCAAGCATTGTGTCAATGATGCGCCCGTTGATTGTATAACCTGTAGCTTTTAGCCAACCCATATCGTAGGCGGCGTTGTGCATTACCTTGTCAGCGTTGCTTGCTAAGACTTCTTTCATCCAACGCTCGACCATCTTCTTGTCTAGATTGCCACCCCCAGCATGTGCCACAGGGTAGTAACCACTCCAGCCATCTACTGCTACGGCATAGCC